CAACACACTGGATGAAAATTTCAAGAACGATATGGACTCTGCTTCGAGCATTGAGCGGCGCATCGCTGCTATGAAGCAAGTATATGATGCAGGTATCCGTACAGTCTGTTTCGTATCTCCGGTATTCCCCGGCATCACGGATTTTGAAGCCATCTTTGAGCGGGTAAAGGATCAGTGCGATCTGTTCTGGCTCGAAAACCTCAATCTTCGGGGCGGCTTCAAAAAGACGATCCTGGATTATATCGCCGGAAAATATCCTGACCTTGTACCGCTTTACGATGAGATCTATAACAAGCATAACCGCAGCTACTTTGAAGCGCTTGAAGTAAAAGCTGAGGAAATGGCTAAGAAGTATGATTGTCCCTTTGTGGATAATGAAATGCCTTATGGCAGAGTCCCGCAGGGACATCCGGTGATCGTAGATTATTTCTATCATGAGGAAATCCGAGGGACAGAGAATACCGGAAAAAGAAATCGTTAAACAGAAATTTGACCGAGCTCTTTGAACGAGGGAGACTCCTCGTCCGAAGAGCAAGAAGGTGCAGCCGAGAAAACTTGGAGCAATTCCGGTTTGTCGAACAACAAACGAATCACTTTTATCACACCACCAGGGAGAAATCCCCGGTGGTATTTTTATGCCCGGAAGGAGGTGGTTTTCATGATCCCGGTGCTTTATTTGCCCAACGCTGCGGACTTTTCGACATTCGGCCTTGGTGTGATGACGGATACCATTTCCTGCGAAGTGACCGAAGAGCGAAACGGTGTGTTCGAGTGCTTACTCAAATATCCGGTCAGCGGTCAGCACTACGGGCTAATCACCAAGGAGTGCATCATCAAGGCAAAACCCAATGACACCGCCGCCGACCAGGCATTCCGTATTTACCGCATCACGAAGCCACTGAACGGCATCGTCACGATCTACGGTCAGCACATTTCTTATGACCTTGCCAATGTGCCGGTGCTGCCGTTCAGTACCGATAGCCGCTCTCCGCAGCTTATTCTCTCGCAGCTGCTTGCCGGAGATACACGCTTCACGGGTTGGACGGATTACTCGGATGCAAAGGCATTCTCCGTCACTCAACCGAAAAGCGTCCGTGCCTGCCTCGGCGGTACGGAAGGCTCCATGCTCTCCAAATGGTACGGTGAGTTTGAGTGGGACAACTTCACGGTGAAGTTCCATTCGCACCGTGGGCAGAAGACCGGAGTGGTCATTGAATACGGCAAGAACCTCACCGCCATGGAGCAGGACGAGGACAACAGCGGTGTGTATACCGCACTGCTCCCATATGCCGTGTACACCCCGGAAGGTGCGGACACCGAAACGGTAGTCACGCTGCCGGAGGTGACGCTTCCTATTGTGACCTCAGAGATCATCCGGGCGAAAACGCTCATCATGGATTTCTCCGACCAATTTGGAGATGCGGCTATCACGGAGGAAGCGCTCCGGGCAAAGGCCAACAGCTACATCAAGGCCAATCCGCTCGGCACAACTATTCCGACAGTAACGGTCTCTTTCGAGCCGCTTTGGAAACAGCCGGAGTATTCGGCACTCCTGGAGCGGGTCAACCTCTGCGATACCGTCACCATTCGACACTCGCTATTAGGTGTCAGTGTGTCAGCTATGGTCATCGAAACCGTATACGACACCCTTGCCGAACGCTACAAGAGCATTTCTCTCGGTCAGAGCAAGTCCAGCATGATCACCACCATCTCCGAGGTTCAGTCCTCGGTTGATAAGGTGGAGTCCACGGTGGGACGCTTTCCAAAGCTGCTCCAAACCGCCATCGGTAAAGCCACCGGACTTATCACCGGCCAAAGCGGCGGCTATGTGGTCATCCACACCAGCGAGGAAAACGGACAGCCCTATGAGCTTCTCATTCTGGACGCTCCCTCCATTGACGATGCCGTAAATGTATGGCGGTGGAATGTGGGTGGCTTGGGCTTTTCCCACAACGGCTACAACGGCCCCTACGAAACCGCCATCACGGCGGACGGTCAGATCGTCGCAGACTTCATCACCTCCGGCTCCTTGGTGGCGAACATCATCAAGGCCGGTGTCATTCAATCGCAGGACGGCTCGTCCTGGTGGGATTTGGAGAGCGGCGAAGTCGTGCTTCGCGCCTACGCCACCAGCAAGGAGGTCACCGAGGTCAGCGACCGCATTACCACCATCGAGGAACAGAAAATGCTCCGACTGGTCATCATCTCGTCCAACGGGAACATCTTCAAAAACGGCAATGTGAAAACGCTGCTTTCTGCCAAGGTGTACTCTTGGGACGAGGACATCACCGACACGCTGGATGCCAACCAGTTTGTTTGGACAAGGGTGTCGGAGGATACGGAAGCGGACAAAGTCTGGAATGAACAGCATTTCGGCGGTGCAAAGTCCGTGGCCATTACCGGTGCGGATGTCAAAGTCCGCGCCACTTTTTATTGTGACCTCATTGACACCACGACCAGGCAGAGCCTGTTATAACGGAGGAATTCACTATGGCAACCGCAGACCCCACAACAGAAACCGGCACAGTGTCCGGTTCAGATACAACAACTTCAAAGGAGGCTTCTCACATGAGCAAAGCACAAGGTCAGTTTACCATTATTGACTACAATGACGCACTGACGCTGACGGGGTACATCGGCTCGAACCTCGCCAAGACGCAGATGTATAACCCCGACAACGGCAGTTACACCCCCGACTGGAAAACGAAGAACCTTGTTCTGACACCCAGTCTGTATGTTATCGGCACCACTGCCGACCAGATCGCCACCGCCAATGTCACCTCGGTCAAGTGGTATATGGGCGACAGTAACGCCGCCATTACCGCAGGTACGAACTACGCCCTCAGCGGTGCCAAGAGCCACATTCTCACGGTCAAGGCCAATGTCATGGCGGAGCTGCCCGGCATCGACTACCGCTGTGTCATCACCTACAAGGACGAAAGCACCGGCCTGTCGCTGACTCATCCGCTGACCATTTCCTTCTCCCGTGTGGTCAACGGTTCCGGCATCGTTGACCTGCTGGTCACCACGCCCAACGGCAATGTGTTCAAGAACGAGGAGGTCGCCAGTCTGACCGCCAAGGCCGAGCTGTGGCGTGGCTCTACGGTGGACACCACCAAGGTCAGCTACAAGTGGGCGGTCATGGACGCATCTGTCACTGCTACCTCTTCCACCGGCTATGATGCGGACTTCGGTATCGGCTGGCGCAAGCTCTCGGATACCGCCGACAAATACACCGGCACGGCCACCAATACGCTCACGGTCTACGCCGCAGCGGTGGACAGCTATGCCGTATTCAAGTGCTGTGCCCAGGACACGGATTCCGCATCTGCTTCTTATAACACGAAGTTTTTCGATGTGGCGACCTTCATCGACAACTCCGACCCACTGCAGATCATCGTCACCTCCACGGGAGGCGATGTGTTCAAGAACGGCCAGGGTACGACCGTGCTGACCGCCGTCTGCTATCAGGCAGGCTCTGAGGTGGACGCAGCCGGAAACGGCAGTTACACCTGGACGAAGTACAACAAGGACGGTGTAGTCGATACCTCTTGGGGAACCAACGGCAGCAAGACCGGCAAGACCCTGTCGGTGTCCAGTGCCGATGTGGATACCAAGGCAACCTTTATGGTCGTTGTGGCACTTTGAGGAGGTGGTGAGATGATCGCATCAGCACAGTTCACGATTATCAGTCTCTGCGATGTGGTCACCTCGGACACACCGCCGGAGAACCCCTATGAGGGGCAGCTCTGGGTGGATACCTCTGTGACCCCGCCGGAAACGAAGATATGGGACGGAAATGAATGGATGGTGCAGAACGACATTGAAACGATCCGCACCACCATTTCCATTCTGACCGAGAAGGACGCACAGTTCCAGCAGACCATCGACGGGCTGAACAGCTATGTGGCGACCCTCACCGAAACCGTGGAAACGGTGTCCAACGACCAGGGCGTCCTGGAGGAACGGGTGCTGAACTCCGAAAGCCGTGTTTCGGAATTGGAACACACGGTGGATGGACTGTCCGTCACCATGCAGGAGCAGTACATCGGCGGCATCAACTATGTGCAGAACTCTTCCGGGCTGAACGGTATCACGGATGATTGGAGCTACTCCGGTACGGTGAAAACGGATGCCTCCACAGATACGCAAAACAACACCATTTCCGACTCCTGCTTTGTGCTGGGCGCATACTCCTCGTTGTCGCAGTACATCCGAGGGGTGGTTCCCGGCACTTATACGATCTCGGTTCGGGCAAAGAAAACCTCGACCATGTCCGGGTATTTCTATGTGACCTACAACGGGAACAAAACCAAGTACCTGTTCAATAAGTCCACGACGTTTGACTGGACGGATTACTCCGTAACGCTCACGGATGTGACCGACCCCACGTTGCGTATTTACTGCTACTGTCGGGATGCGTCCATTTATCTCGCCGACATCATGATCTCCGAAGGGGCGATCCCCCGAAAGTGGACGCCTGCTCCCAACGAGATCTACACTCAGGAGGTCAAGATCGACAAGCGGGGCATCGAGGTATCCAACAGCGCATCGTCTCAGCGGACGGTCATCACAAACACGGAGTTCGCCGGTTACTACAACGACGAGGTGATCTTCACCCTGAACAAGGACGAAACGCAGACCAAGAAAACCACGGTGGACGGCGAGCTGACCGTGGGTAAAACGAAGTTTGTCCCGATGCCAACGGCGTCCGAAGGGCTGAACATCGTCATTCTGGATTAAGGAGGGAAAGCTATGGCAACTTGGAAAAGCGCGGCATACGATGGGCGCTATCTTCAACTGGACATTTCAGAAAGCGTGAATGTGGTCGGTAACAGCTCGACGCTTTCTTGGACACTAACCTCTGCCGGTGGTGCTTCCACTTACTATACCATTGACACCACCACCGTTACCATCAACGGGACACAGGTCTACTACAAAGCAAGAACCGCATGGGATTCCAAGGTGTTCCCGGCGAAGAAGGGCTCGGTCAGCGGCACGATCACTGTTGCGCACGACAGCAACGGCAGTAAAACGATTGCGGTCGGGTTCTCGACCCGTGTATATATCTACGGTCCCCAGGAGTACGGCGGCAGTATGACGCTGACCACCATCGACCGTTCCGCACCTACCGTGACCTTCAGTACATCGAATGTCACGGCAAACGGGTTCAAAATCTACGCTACATCCTCTGCCACGGCGGACATCTGGCAGTACAGCACAAACGGCGGTTCGAGCTGGACGCAGTTCTCAACGACGGCATCCACCAGTGCCAGCGTAACACTGTCCTCGCTCTCACCGAACACCAGCTATACGGTGAAAGTCAGAGCAAGGCGGCAATACAACCACGTCTACGGCACTTCCGGCAGTTCCACGGTCAAGACGCTGGGCGGTGCTGTGGTGAATAGTGTCAACACGGTGACGGCGGACAATGCCACGGTTTCCGTTACCATCAATGTGACCGTGTACGAAGCCTCCTACACCAATACGCTGGTGCTCAAAAACGGCAGCGCGACCATCCTGACTATCTCCGGGCTTTCCTGGTCGAAGGGCACTGCGAACCGCACGGTCACGCTGACATCGGCGCAGAGGACAACGCTGTTGAACGCTATGGCGTCCATCAAGTCCTTTATAGGTACCTTTGCGGTTTCGTCTTACAGCGGGTCTACGCAGATCGGCAGCACCTCAAGCAAGACCGCCACGGTACTGACCACGGCAACCAATTCTGCTCCGACCATAAGCGGATTCACTTATGCCGACAGCTACACGACCACAAAGAACCTCACGGGCAACGATCAGCTGTTCGTACAGGACTACTCGACTCTCAAAGTTACACCGGGAACGGCGACTGCGAAGAACGGAGCGTCCATTTCCAACTATACCGCTTCCTGCAACGGTTTATCCGCATCCAATTCAACTGGGTCTGCTATCACAGTCGGAAAGATCGCCAAGTCCGGCAGTGTGACGGTCACGCTCTCGGTCACGGACTCCCGCGGCTACACCGCCGAAACTTCACGGACGGTGACAGTCATTCCGTACACCAAGCCGAAGATATCCTCGATAACGCTCCGGCGAACCAACGATATCGAAGCGGAAATGCAGCTCAAATTCAGCGGTTCTATTTCCGCAGTGACAGTAAACGGGACGCAGAAGAACAGCGTGGTTTATGTGCGGTATCGGTATAAGAAAACCAGTGAGAGCAGTTACGGCAGCTACACCAGCATCTATTCCGGCACGACAAAAAGCGGAACTTCTTTCAGCTACTCCAATTTGGAACTGTGCAATCTGGATGCCAACAGTTCCTACGACTTCCATCTACAGATTCAAGACAAGCTCTATTCCTTGAGCAGTCTGGATCTGTATTTTACTGTTCCGCAGGGCACGCCGCTCATTGCGCTTCGGAAAAAGAAGGTCGGCATCAACACGCCGGAGCCGCAGGCCACGCTGGATGTTGCTGGGGATATGCGTGTGGATGGCTCTCCCCTCGCAGATTTTGTCATTCAGCAAGGGACAAGCGGCATCTGGAATTACCGCAAATGGAAAAGCGGTACAGCAGAATGTTGGGGTCAGTATTCCTTTACGACCGCCATTTCGACGGCATGGGGCGTGCTCTATGAGAGCGGCGCAATTGCGCTCCCTAATTTTCCATTTACCTTCGCGGAAATTCCTCATGTCCATATCTCCACGGAGAACAGCAATTACGCTATGTTTGTGGAGCGAGGCAGTTCGAGTAGCTGGTCTACAACGACCAACCCCGGAAAGATATTTGCCGTAAGACCAAATACGGTACCATCGGCAACCTACAAAGTATCAATCTATGCTATCGGAAAAGTGTGACGCTCCGGCGTCACTTTTTTCATACCCATTTTTAATTTCAAAGGAGGACAAACAACATGAAAGAATTCTGGACGACCATTCAGGTGGTGTTCGCCGGAATCGGCGGTTGGCTGGGATGGTTCTTGGGAGGATGTGACGGCTTGCTTTATGCGCTTCTGGCTTTCGTAGTCATCGACTACATCACCGGCATCATGTGCGCCGTGGTGGATAAGAAGCTGTCCAGCGCCGTGGGCTTCAAGGGCATTTTCAAAAAGGTGCTCATCTTCGCCCTGGTCGGCATCGGGCATATTCTCGACACCCGCGTCATCGGCAGCGGCTCGGTGATGCGTACTGCCGTCATTTTCTTCTACCTATCGAACGAGGGCGTGTCCCTGTTGGAAAACGCCGCATACCTGGGACTGCCCATCCCGCAGAAGCTGAAATCCGTGCTGGAGCAGCTTCATGACCGCAGTGAAAAGGAGGATGAATAATCATGGCTTACACAAACAGTTCCCTGGTGTCCTACACCAAACTCAGCCCGAACCACTCCGGGCAGCGTACCCACAGCATTGACCGCATCACGCCTCACTGCGTGGTGGGTCAGTGCAGTGTGGAAACGCTCGGCAACATCTTCTTGCCGACCTCACGGCAGGCAAGCAGCAACTACGGCATCGGTGTCGATGGTCGGGTCGGAATGTATGTGGAAGAGAAGAACCGCTCCTGGTGTTCCTCTTCTGCAGCCAACGACCAGAGAGCCGTCACCATTGAGTGCGCCAGCGACAATACCGAGCCGTATGCGTTCAAGGATGTGGTGTACCAGCGGCTCATCGAGCTTTGCACCGACATCTGCAAGCGCAATGGCAAGACGAAGCTGCTCTGGCTGGTGGATAAGGCCAAGACGCTGAACTACACCCCGAAATCTGACGAGATGGTTCTGACTGTTCACAGATGGTTTGCGAACAAAAGCTGTCCCGGCAACTGGATGTATGCCCGTATGGGCGATCTGGCATCCAAGGTCACGGCAGCTCTCGGCGGTGATGTAAAGCCTGCCGAACCCGCCAAGCCCACCGGGTCTATCAAGGTCGGTGACCTCGTGACCATCACGGGCAGCACCTACTATAACGGCAAAGCCATTCCCGGCTGGGTGAAGAAGCTCCGCTGGTATGTGGTAGAGGTCAGCGGCGACCGTGCCGTCATCAACAAGGATGAATCCGGCAGGTACGCCATCATGTCGCCGGTCAAGACCTCTGCGCTCGCCGTGGCAGGCACGAAACCCTCCGAGGATTACCGCAACCACACCGTGGTGCATGGTGACACCCTCTGGGCAATCGCAAAGAAGTATCTCGGCAACGGCAGCCGCTACAAGGAAATCGTCAGCCTGAATGGGCTGAAAAGCAATGTCATCTACAGCGGCATGAAGCTGAAGATTCCGAACAAGTAAACCGAACCTATCACACGCCCTCTGCGGATTTTTCCGTGGAGGGCGTTATTTTTTTCCCATTTTACCCTGACAAAAGTGCCTTTTCTCTGGGTATAGCGAGAAACGCTATTTCTCAGGAATGAGGTATCAATCACTATGACAGACACGGAACGCTCACGAATTGTGGATCTCCAACACCAGGGCTACGGGTATAAGAAAATATCCGCTATAACAGGGCTACCGCTAAACACTGTAAAGTCCTTTTGCGCCAGACATCCTGTGCAGATCAAAGAGATACCGGACTCAAATGCCCTGTGCCGAAACTGCCTGACTCCGCTTGAGCAGACACCGCATAAACGGAAAAGGATGTTCTGCTCCGATGCCTGCCGAATGGCGTGGTGGAACGCGCACCCCGAAAGAGTGCAGCGAAAAGCGTACTACACACTCGCTTGCCGGTATTGCGGGAAGCAGTTTGAAAGCTATGGCAACAGCCATCGGGTGTTCTGCTCCCGTGACTGCTATTTGAAATTCCACAGGAAGGAGGCCGACCATGAGTGATTACGATAAGCGTCTGTTTGCCTACCAGATGGCGATGGCACTCGCCCGGAGTATGCGTTCCAAGGGGCTGATATCAGCCAAAGAGTACGCTAAGATCGATACAATTATAGCCGAGAAATACGGCATATCTTCGTGTAGTATATTCCGCTGAAATTGCTGGATATATCGTGTTTTTAGAGGTAATATGTCACACACCAAAGGGAGGTGAACCACATGGAGAGAGTTGTAGAAAGGGTCGATGCCCTAATACCCGCACAGCCGAAAGCTTTGCGTGTTTGCGCTTATGCCCGTGTTTCCACAGGAAAGGATGCCATGCTGCATTCGCTGTCCGCTCAAGTCAGTTATTACAGTAAAATGATTCAGAGCCACAACGGGTGGATGTACTGCGGCGTTTACAGCGATGAGGCTGTGACCGGCACAAAAAGAGAACGAGCCGGGTTTCAGCACATGATTGAGGAGTGCCGCCAAGGGAACATCGATCTTGTTATTACGAAGAGCGTATCCCGTTTCGCCAGAAATACGGTGACGCTTCTTCAGACTGTCCGAGAGCTGAAAAACCTGGGCGTAGATGTGTTCTTTGAAGAGCAACACATCCACACCATGAGTGCGGACGGTGAGCTGATGATGACCATCCTGGCGTCCTACGCACAGGAAGAGAGTTTGTCAGCCAGTGAAAATCAGAAATGGCGTGTCCGAAAAGCCTTTGAAAACGGAGAAATCATCAACCTCCGCTTTTTGTTCGGCTATGACATCACACCGGACGGCATTCAGGTGAATGAGAAGGACGCTGCCATCGTCCGAGAGATATTTGCACGGTTCAACGGCGGCGAGAGCATGAGCTCCATCTGCCGTGACCTTGATGCCAGAGGACATAAAGGCGTTCTCGGCGGCACATGGTGTGCGGAGCGGATGCGGAATACCTTATCCAATGAAAAGTACCTCGGCAATGCACTCCTGCAAAAGCAATACCGCAATAACCACATTGAAAAGAAACTGTTACCCAATCGAGGAGAGCTTCCGATGTACTATGCCGAGGGAACGCATGAGCCAATCATAGACCAGGCAACATTTGATAAGGCACAGGAGCGGCTCAGAATGCTGGCGCAGCAGGCTGCCAACCGCAAGAAACCGACTCGTTCAGTTTTTTCGGGGCTGATTCACTGCGGACTGTGCGGCAACACATATAAGCGCGTAACTTACCGCAAAAAACACTACTGGAATTGCACTACATTCCAGACAAAAGGAAAATCCGAATGTGCCGCTAAGCGGATTCCAGAAGAAACGCTCGAAGTCCTCACCTGTGAGGTGTTGGGCGCAGTAAGCTTTGACCCCGATATGGTCAGAAGCAAAATAACGGCAATCAGAGCAGAGAAAAACAATATGGTGGTGTTCTGTATGGACGACGGTTCTGAAATCGTTAAACGGTGGACAGATCGCTCCAGAGCAGAAAGCTGGACGCCTGAAATGAAGGAAAAAGCACGACAGCGGGCACTGCAGGCAAGGAGGAAAAAGAAATGAGCAGAACAGCAGCACGGTCGGTCACAGTCATTCCGCCGACCATCAATCCGCTGACGCACCTTTCCAAGGTGGCTGTACAAAAACGGCGGGTCGCAGGATACGCAAGAGTGTCCACAGACAGCGATGAGCAGTTCACCAGCTACGAGGCACAGGTGGATTATTACACGCAATACATCAAACGCAATCCCGAATGGGAGTTTGTAAAAGTATACACGGACGAGGGCATTTCCGGCACGAACACCAAGCATCGCATCGGCTTCAATGAAATGATCGCCGATGCCATGTCCGGCAAAATCGACCTCATCGTCACAAAATCGGTCAGCCGCTTCGCCCGAAACACGGTCGACAGCCTGGTTACCATCCGCAAACTGAAAGAAAAAGGCGTAGAAGTCTACTTCGAAAAAGAGAACATCTACACCTTTGACGGCAAGGGCGAACTGCTGCTCACCATCATGTCGAGCTTGGCACAGGAAGAAAGCCGCTCCATATCCGAGAATGTTACCTGGGGACAGAGAAAACGGTTTGCCGATGGAAAGGTCAACCTCCCATACAAGCAGTTCCTCGGCTATCGCAAAGGAGCGGACGGTTTTCCAGAAGTCGTTCCGGAGGAGGCAATCGTTGTCCACCGGATTTATACTCGATTCATGGAGGGGTTGACGCCGGGGGCCATTGCAAAGGAACTGACAGCAGATGGGATTCCGACTCCATCGAGAAAACAACGCTGGCAGACCAGTACAGTGGAAAGCATCCTTCAAAACGAGAAATACAAGGGCGCTGCACTCCTTCAGAAATGCTTCACGGTCGATTTCCTCACAAAAAAGAGGAAGGTCAATGAGGGCGAGGTGCCGCAGTATTATGTGGAACACAGCCATGAGCCGATAATTACGCCGGAAGAATTCGACAAAGTTCAGACGGAGCTTGTGCGGCGCAAGCAGATCAGCCGCCAGTACAGCGGAAAGAGCATTTTTTCTTCCCGCATCGTCTGCGGGGACTGCGGCTCCTACTTCGGCTCGAAAGTCTGGAACTCGACCTCAAAATACCGCAGGGTCATCTGGCAATGTAACGGCAAATTCAAGGGTGAGCACAAATGCGAAACGCCGCATCTGGACGAGGAAACCATTAAAGCGCGGTTCATGACCACCCTTAACGCTATCATCGAAAGCAAAGACAACATCCTTGAGGATTGCCGATTGATGCAAGCCACTCTGACAGACTGTACAGGCATTGATACAGAAATCGAGAGTCTGCTTGAGGAGATCGATGTGGTGACCGAACTGACAAAACGCTGCATTGCGGAGAATTCGCAGACGGCACAGAACCAGGAAGAATACTCCGCCCGGTACAATGGGTTTGTGGAGCGGTACGAAAAAGCCAAGGCACAGCTTGAACAGCTCCGTACCACAAAGGCTGAACGGGAAGCCCAAGCAGAAGCCATCGGAGCGTTTATGTTTGAGGTGCAGGAATTAGATACCATTACCGAGTTTGACGAAAAGCTCTGGCTCACCATTATCGACACGATAACCGTCCACGCCGACGGACGGATGACCTTCAAATTCCAGGGCGGTAAAACGCTCACTTCTTATTGACAATTCTCTAATCACGTTGTATAATCGGTATATACCGGAAACAAAGGGGGCGTATCTATGCCAAGACCGCCACGGTGCCGTCGGATTTGTGGCGCACCACAAGTTGATACCTTCTGCCCCAATGGGTGCGAGAATACCGAGCCGATCCTGCTGACGCTGGACGAGTACGAAGTCATTCGGCTGGTTGACTTAGAGCAGCAAACCCACGAGCAGTGTGCCGCGCAGATGGATATTTCCCGCTCTACCGTGCAGGAGATTTACGAAAGCGCACGGCGCAAGATCGCATCGTGCCTTGTCCACGGGAAACCGCTGCACATCACCGGAGGAAATTACCGCATCTGCGGAGGACAGGAGGCAGCCCACTGCGGCCGCTGCTGCCGGATGCAGAGAGCCAACACAGAAAAATTCAACAAAAAATGCAAAGGAGATTCCATTATGAAAATTGCAGTTACCTATGAAAACGGTCAAATTTTTCAGCATTTCGGTCACACCGAACAGTTCAAGCTTTATGAAGCTGCGGACGGCAAAATCACTCATGCGGAAGTTGTTGATACCAACGGCAGCGGTCACGGCGCACTGGCAGGCTTCCTGATGCAGCACGGCGTGGACACTTTGATTTGCGGAGGCATCGGCGGCGGTGCGCAGGCAGCACTGGCCGAAGCGGGCATCAGGCTCTACGGCGGTGTCAGCGGGGACGCTGACGCAGCGGTGAGCGCATTGCTCAGCGGAAATCTGGGCTACGATCCCAATGTTCACTGTGACCACCATGACCATGAGCACGGCGAGGATGGGCACACCTGCGGTGAACACGGCTGCGGCAATCATAGCTGCCACTGATATGGAGCGCACACTGACACAACTTCCGTTCTGGTCATCCTTGACCGAACAGGAGCAAGAAACGCTGCGCCGAAGTGCCTTCGTCCGTCATTATGAAAAGGGCGCGTTCATACACAGCAGCGACGCCGAATGTCTCGGAATGCTGTTTGTTCTTTCCGGTGAAATTCGCGCCTATCTTCTCTCGGAGGAAGGGCGAGAAGTCACGTTGTTCCGGCTGTATCCGGGCGAATTATGCGTGCTTTCTGCCTCCTGTGTGATCAGTCAGATCACCTTTGATACGCAAATGACCGCAGGATCGGATACGGACGTTCTGATTATCCCTGCAAATGTCATCGCTGCACTCAAGGAGAAAAATCTATATGTCCGCTGCTTCCTCTATGAGTTGGCAACGAAACGGTTTTCTGATGTGATGTGGGCGATGCAGCAGATCATGTTCAAGGGGCTGGATCGGCGGCTGGCAGAATTTCTCCTTGCCGAAGCGGAGCGTACCGGCTCCGACACGATACGCATGACCCATGAGCAGATCGCCCAGCACATCAGCTCGGTGCGGGAGGCGGTGGCACGGATGCTCAAAAGCTTCTCGGAGGACGGGCTTGTGGAACTAAGACGCGGCGCGATTACGCTGCGGGATAAGAACAGACTAAATCGCTTGAAATAATGTGACTTTGTTACAGAACGGAATCATAATTCTGATATAATGAAAGCAGAAAAGCTGAAAGGAGCATCGACCATGAAAGAAACGAAATACGCAGGTACTCAAACAGAAAAAAACCTGATGGCCGCCTTTGCCGGCGAGTCCGAGGCACGCAACAAGTACACCTATTTTGCCTCCAAGGCCAAGAAGGAAGGCTACGAGCAGATCGCGGCGTTGTTCCTCAAAACCGCTGATAACGAGAAGGAACACGCCAAGCTGTGGTTCAAAGAGCTGAACGGCATTGGCGACACCGCCGAAAATCTTCTCTCCGCCGCTGAGGGCGAGAACTACGAGTGGACGGATATGTACGACGGCTTCGCCAAGACTGCTGACGATGAGGGTTTCCATGAGCTGGCCCAGCGTTTCCGCCTGGTAGCCGCCATTGAAAAGCACCATGAGGAGCGCTACCGTGCCCTGCTGCACAATGTGGAGATGGCGGAGGTCTTTGCCAAGAGCGAGGTCAAGGTGTGGGAGTGCCGCAACTGCGGTCACATCGTCGTGGGCGAGAAGGCCCCGGAGGTTTGCCCCGCCTGCAACCATCCCCAGAGCTATTTTGAAATTCACGCAGAAAACTATTAAGGAAAGAAAAGGAGAATCATCATGGAGCAGAAGTTTTACATTTGCAAGCATTGCGGTAACATCATTGCCAAGGTCAAG